TACATTTTGAAAGGACCGGACGATTATGATTAAAGTTTATGGAAAACCAAACTGCGCTTTTTGTACAAAAGCAAAAAACCTATTAGAACAACGTAATTTGGATTATGAATACAAAGACGTTTCTGTAGTTGAAAATATGACGGCACTCAAAGAAGCCTATCCTTTGGCTAAGAGTGTACCTCAGATCTGGATCAGTGGAACTCATGTCGGTGGCTACAACCAGCTAGTAAAATACCTAGAAGATACTGGGTACAATGGTACTGGTTACACACTTTAATTCAAAATAATTACAAAAAAGTGAAATTAACTGTTGACATTCAGTTTAGAATATAGTAGTATGGTTATATCAAATAAAGGATATAAGCATGACAAATAAAGTTACATACCAAGTTCAACTCGACATCTCATCGGAACCAACAAACCAAGAAGTTATTCAATTCGCCCAAGAACATGGATGTACGGCTAAACTTCTGGAACAAAACGGCCCAGCCGGTGGGAACCCACTTTGGCTTTTCAAATCTGACTCATTTGACATGTTATCGGAACTATATACCCAAGTTATGGGCTATGGCCATGGTTTTGACGACGACACCCTTAAAACAATGTTTACGGAGGTATAAACACAATGATTGATTGTATTATAATTGCTGAACGTTTACGTAGCTTATCCCGTCGTGCTGACAACTTTGGTAAAACACGGGAAGAGCTTATTGAAGAAATACTTATGATTGCTGAAGATTATGAAGCTCGTGCTCAACGTCTTGAAAAGCAAATGGAAATGGAGGCAGCTTAATGTCTATGCATTTAGTTCGTGGTGTACAAGTCCACGGTAAATCAAAATTGAAAAAGAAACCAGGTTGGAAAAAAGCTCAGGCTGATCACAACGAGTTTCTTAAAAGCATGGGTATTGACCCAGATAAGAAACCATCTAAAGCGAAAGGAAAACCTTTATATGAAACGAAATCGAATGACGTACACCGCAAGGACAGCGGAGTCTCGACGTCGGATGTTATCCCGGCAAATGGAACGGGTAAAGAACGAAGCGAATACACAGGTGACTACATCGTTGGTATCGCAACAATGCACAAATCAAACATGGTCCCAGTCGGGCGTGGAGACGATCCAAAAGCATACGCTCAAATGAGGAGAGGCTAATGGAAATCAAAACTGATTTGATTGTTGATCATGAAAATATTATGTTTTCAAACAAAGTAAACCGGTTTGAAGTCATTGATAACAAAGGTCGTTCATACGTTAAACATGGTGTGAAAGACCTGTCGTTTCAAATTCAAGATGATGGAACAACCATAAAGGTTTTTCTTCAATACGAAGATGAAGAGGAAATCTGTATAGATTGATAAATAACTCTATTACTATGGAGTTATTTTATGTGGATTTACAAAGGGGAAGAATTTACCTCTGAGATGATTGAAGATTGGATTGGATTTGTGTATATCATTACAGACAAATCTACTGATATGAAATACGTAGGCAAAAAGCTGCTTGTTTCTAAAAGAAAACTTCCACCACTCAAAGGTAAAACCCGACGTCGAACTGTTATCAAAGAAACAGATTGGCAAAAGTATTATGGATCTTCAGAAGAAGTTCAACAATTAGTTGAGGATAAAGGCGCTGATAACTTCCATAGAGAAATTCTTACTCTTTGTAAATCAAAAGGAGAACTTGGTTACCTCGAAGCCAAATATCAATTTGAACATGACGTCTTGTTGAGAGACGACTATCATAACGGAATTATACAATGCAAAATTCACAGAAATCACGTAAAAAGCTTAAAAAACAGTTGACATTCTCTTAAAAGTATATTATATTAGTTATAAATGAAAAGGAGAATGTTATGATTGTAACCAGAACAAGTGTATTGACCGGCAAAGTCCGTACTCGAAATATACCCGTTAAAGAACGCGATCTTGACCTGTACGAAAAAGGCTATGCTTCTATACATGATGCTATGCCTTATCTCGACTCGTCTGATCGCGAATTTATTTTGTGCGGCATTACTAATAATGAATTTAAGCATGCCTTTTCAAAGCAATTAAGAGAAATCGTTTCTGATGATTTTGGAGTAAAAATTTGATAGTACTATTTAATGGACCTCCCCGTTCTGGAAAAGATGCTGCGGCTGATTTCTTTAAACATCGCAAAGGATGGAAACATCTATCTTTCAAATATCAACTATATAAAGAAACTTGCAACTACTTTGGTTGTGATTATGATTGGTTTATGGAGCGATATGATGATCGTTCAGTAAAAGAAGTTCCTCATATAGATCTTGGTCATATGTCATGCCGTGAAGCTATGATATATGTATCAGAACAAGTAGTTAAACCTTTGCGTGGCCTAGACCACTTTGGCAAATTAGTTGCTGATGAAATTGACTTAAAAAAAGACTATGCTATATCTGATGGCGGGTTCGTAGATGAATTGATCCCTGTTGTGGAAAAAGTTGGTACAGAAAATTTTGTATTAGTTCAACTTACCCGCGATGGCGAGGATTATTCGTCCGACTCGCGTAGATATTTTCAAGGTAGTCGTATTCAACATGAATATGTTCTTGGAAATAAATATACAGAAATAGATAGAAAATATGTATTACCTCAAGTGTTTGATGTTAATATGTACAGAATACATAACAATGGTTCTCTACAAGATTTTAATAACACACTCGAGAAAATTTATCAATCAATTAAAACTTTAAACTTAATGGAGACTATATAATGGATGTTCAAGCAATTGACAAAACGTTTGTAATTGGAGCACTTAAAGAAAAAGTGTGTAAGATCGTATTTACCAAAAAGAATGGTGAAACACGAATCATGCATGCAACTTTAAATGAAACCATGTTACCACCTCAAATTGATATTGAGGAAGAAATTCAAAAGAAAACAAAAAAACCAAACCCAGATGTGTTAGCTGTATATGATGTTAATGCACCAGGATGGCGATCATTCCGATGGGATTCCGTAACAGACTTTAATGCGGAGTTCAATGGCTAATGAGTATGATTTATAAAGGCGAAGTAGTAGAGTCTGAATTATCTGCTAATTCAAAAGGCGGTACAGAAATGATGCGCCAACGCCTATTGGATAACGTTAACAGCGAGCTCTTAAATGGGTTCGCTATTCACCTTTCAAGACCACGTGATATTCCTACCGATGTAAAAAATATCTTTTATTGCCACGACTTAGTAGGCGATCCTGAAAATAAGATACTTGAAAACAAAGGTTGGGAAAAGTTTGACCACTTTGTTTTTGTATCAAATTGGCAAAGAGATCAATACATTATGGTGTTCGGTATTCCATACTCTATGTGTTCGGTTATTCCAAACGCAGTTGAAACTCGATATGATAGTGAAGAAAAAGAGAAATCTAAAACAATTCGTTTTATCTATCATACAACACCGCACCGTGGTTTAGAACTTTTGTATCCAATTTTTGATGCACTATCAAAAGAATATCCGAATATTCATTTAGATGTGTATTCATCTTTTGCTATCTATGGCTGGGCACAACGTGACGATCCATATGTGGAACTATTCACAAAAATTCATGAACATCCAAACATGACCTATCATGGGTCAGTTGAAAACGAAGATGTAATTCAAGCGCTTAAGAAAGCTCACATTTTCCTTTATCCAAACATTTGGCAAGAAACATCATGCATTGCACTCATTGAAGCAATTAAATCTGGCTTGTTATGTATTCATCCAAATTATGGAGCACTTCCTGAAACCGCAGCTAATGCTACAGTGATGTACGATTATAATGAAGATCCTGCCACTCACGCTAATTTGGCATATGCTATTACAAAAGGTGTACTAGAGCAAATTAAAAATGATCCTAATTTCCTAAATAGATTTACGACATCAGATCGATTTGCTTTGATTCCAAACGACATTGTTACCTTTGGTAATCTGTGGACAAAACTTTTGAGACAAAAAGGAAGTTAACAGTTGACATTTACAAACACTTGTGTTATTATGGTATTTGTAAATTAATTGAAACGAGAAATAAAATGGCAATATTAGTAGACTATAACCAAGTTATCCTTGCCTCGCTATTTGCGAGCATTGGAAAACATTATGATGTGGCTGTTGATGAGAACATCATCCGTCACATGTTTCTGAACTCATTGCGAGCTAATCGTAAAAAGTTTTCAGAAGAGTATGGAGAAATCGTTGTTTGTGCTGATGGTAAAAACACCTGGCGCAAAGAAGCTTATCCATACTATAAAGCAAACCGCAAAGCTGGTCGTGATAAATCTGAACTCGATTGGAATGCACTTTTTGAAATTATGAATAACCTTCGTTCTGAAATTAAGGAATACTTCCCTTACAAAGTAATCCATATTGAACATTGCGAAGCTGATGATATTATCGGTACGGTCATCCATGAACATGGATCTGAGCTTAATATTGGTTCTGAAAAGTTCCTTATTCTCTCGGCTGATAAAGACTTTATTCAACTTCAAAAGTATGCAAACGTAGATCAATACGATCCAATCCGTAAGCGTTGGATTCGTCACGACCAGCCAGCTCAGTACCTTGAAGAGCATATTCTTAAAGGCGATACAGGCGATGGTGTACCAAACATCTTATCACCTGATAACTGTTTAGCTATTGGTGAGCGTCAAAAAGCAATGACTAAAAAGCGTCTTGCGTTGTACTCAGACGGTACTGAAAATATGGATGAG